GTGGAAACACAGGTGCCGCCGATGATGGAGGTGGGGGTGGTTCTGGTTCCGTTACTATAGCGTCTTTTGCAGTCAGAAGTGACGATTGGGGTAAAACAATAAATTTTACCTGTGGTGTGGGGGGAGGCGGAGGTGCTGTAGGTGCAACAGGTACAACGGGAAGCGCATCTAGCATAACTGCGGTTACTTTAAATGGTGCTACAACGGGTACATTGTCTACATCAGGTGGTGTCGGAGGATTAGGCGGAGGAGGCGGAGGAACCGGAGGAGCGGGGGGAGCTGCGGGAACTGCAGGGAGTTCTATTGGTGGAAAACAAACCTTAGGGTCCGCAGAATCTGGGCGTATTGCAGGCTATACAGGTAGTGCAGGCGCGGGTTTATTGGGCGGTGCGGGAGCTAATTCTGTATTGTATAACGATGGTGGCGGTAATACTCGTACAGGAGGTAATGGTGATCCAGCTTTTCTGCCCGGTGCGGGAGGCTCTGGTGGAGACCAAGGACTTACTACGGGAGGTGCTGGGGCGCGTGGTGAAGTTAGGTTTTATTGGTATTTTTAAGCCATTTTATGGCATCGCGCTATGCGCTCTAAAGAAGGTATAATGGTCACATGGTAAATCCAGTTACATCCTATTCAACCCTTGTTTCTGCTGTCCAATCCTACTTTGAGGACGACGGTATAGAATTCAAGGCGTACATCCCGGTGGCAGTAGACCTCGCAGAGCAGCGACTCACGCGCGAGATTGATTCGTCACATCTGCGACTTAACACCAACGTCTCGTGCGCAGCCAGTGGTTTTACTGTAAACAAACCCAATGGATACCGTTTCGGGTTCAATCTTCGATACGTTCGTCCTGACGGAACTTTGAAGACACTTTTTAAATCCACAGACTCCTTCTGTGAGGATTATTGGCCTTTTGGAGCCACTTCAGTAGGGGAGCCGGAATATTACGCTGACTACTCGTCCTCCCAGTTCATCATTGCCCCCACGTGCTCTAATGCAGGGGATTTCAAGCTTTCATACGCAGGTCGTCCGGAGCCCCTTTCTGCGACCCTAAGTGTTAACGTATTTACATCGAATTTCAGCGATATGCTATATTACGCTACCCTGATTGAACAGGCCAAGTTTGCCAAGAATTTCTCGGTAGTAAATACCCTTGAGGGTAACTACCAGATTTGCTTGCGTGACGTTGTGAACGAAAACCGACGAGAACGCAGGGATCAAGGACTTGAGCCAGCCAACACACAGTCAAACATGAACACCCTTAACGGGCCGATTTCACCGGAGTAACAATTTATGGTTTCAACATTTACCGCTCGTAAACGCCTAGAAAAGCAAACCCCCGGAGAAAACTCCAACACGTGGGGTTCTGTTCTTAATTCCAACATGATCGACATGATTGACGAATGCTTTGGTCTTGTTTGCGTAGCCATGACTACAGCAGGAGACTCTACACTGAGTACCAACTCGGGGGCTACTGACGAAGGTCGCAACTCTCAGCTTGTGCTTACGGGGGCTCCTACATCCAACGTAAGTCTGTTTGTCCCTGCCGTAGAAAGCTTCTACTTTGTCCGTAACAAGATGACGGGCTCAAACAAGGTCACCCTTAAGAACAACGGCGGCACCATTGGTGTTGACTTCTCAGGCGCGGGTTCGGGTGCAGAGCAGGGTATTGTTATTTCAGACGGAACGAATGTAAGAGAGATTGCGCGCACCGTATCCATCAATGCGTTCCCGGGGATTACTTCCACAATTCTGGCAGCAGTGTCTAACGTAACGACAGATGCTACCGGGGGTGACCCAAATGATCTTATGCAGATTTTTGATACTTCTGAAAACGGTGCAAGAAACAATGTTCGCGTTTCAACTTTCTTTGGTAACGCAATCAATGGATTGACTGAAGAAACAGCCGTTGCTGTGTCGGACGCCTTCGTCCTTTACGATCAGTCTGGTACACAAGTTGTCAAGGCAAACGTACAGTCTGTATTGAAATCAATCAATACCCTTACTGAAGAGACAACTCCGCAAGTGTCCGTAGATTACTTGCTTGCGTACAACACCAGTGTAGGTAATGTAAGAAAGCTTTCAGTTCAGAATGCAACCAAGTTTGGTAACTCTGGGACCAAGACGGGCAACTACACAGTCGTAACTGGTGACCGTAATGGTTCTATTACGTATTCAGGTATGTCTGCTGATGCAACGCTGACTCTTCCGGCTGCAGCTACTTTTGGTATTGGTAATATCTTCTGGTTCTCCCACGAAGATACGGGCATTGATCCGGCGTACGCTGTTACGTTTGATGGTAACGCTTCGGAGACTATTGATGGACAGACGACTCGTAAGGCTTGGTCTGGGACACGGATTGGTCTTATGGCAATTAGCGGGGGTTGGAAAACCGTTTGTGGGACTTGGGTTGTAATCACCCCACAACAAACTGTTGCTGCTGGTGATGATGCAAGTATTGCGCACGGACAACCGTCAGCACCAACTCGCGTAAGAGCTTTTTATGTATGTTTATCATCTGAATATGGATGGTCTGTCGGTGATCGCGTGGCTTCTTGGAATGATGCTAGTTCGGGAGGTACCTTAGGTTTGAGTTTTGGGGCAAATTCAACAAATCTTTTTTATGCTATTGGTAGCGGTGGTCCTGCCCGTGTTTTTAATAAAACAACAGGCGCAACAGGTAATTTAACGGCAGCTTCTTGGGCTCTTGTTATTGTTGCTGAGTTTTAATCAACTGCTATGCCCGGCGACACCAAACTTAAACCCATTGAAATCCAGAACGGTATTAATCGTGACATCACGACATATCAAGCCAAGGGGCAATGGGTAGACGGAGATAAAGTACGATTCCACAAAGGAAACCCCGAGAAGCTCGGTGGTTGGTTGTCGCTTTCGCACGACAATAACTTCCGAGGTGTTGCTCGCGAAGCCTTAACGTGGGCAGCTCTTGACGGTGACAAGTACTACGGTATTGGTACTCACAAAGGGTTGTTTATCTACAACTCAGGAGATTGGTATGACGTAACTCCTATACGAGCTACGGGAACTGAAACTTCTGCAATCAATACCTACGCTTCGAATACTACCCGGGTAAAAGTATCCGATGCGGGTCATCAAGCCGTAGCAGGCGACTACGTAGTTTTCACTTCTGTTTCTGATGCAGGGCTTGACCTTCACGGCATTATGGAAGTTACCAGCGCCAATGCCAACAATTACGTTGTCTCGGTTAATGGAAACTGTTCTATTGCCAATACAACAGCCAAGACAAAGATCGGAGGCGCTCTTACTGTCTCGTACCTTCTTGAAACAGGAAGGCAGAACAACGAACCTGCCTCGGGCTACGGCTCAGGCGCTTACGGTGCAGGTGCTTACGGTATAGGTGTTGCTGGGTCTTTGACAGACAACATGCGTCTGTGGACTTTTGATACGTGGGGCGAAGACCTTTTGGCTCTTCTGAAAGGAGGCAAGGTTTATCGTTGGGATAAGTCTGATGGACTGAATACTCGGTGCTCCGTTGCCAGTTCTGCAATTCCCACACAAAGCAATGTGATGTTGATTACTGAAGAAGCACGACACATGATGCTTCTTGGTACAAGTGCTTTCGGTGGTGATTTCGATCCGCTTGTAGGTCGTTGGTCCCAGCAAGAAAACTATACTGAATGGTCTCCTGCCGTCACAAACGCAGCGGGTGGCTTCCGCTTCAATTCAGGCTCTTACGTAGTCGGTGCAGTCAAATCAAAGAAAGAAATCGTGGCTTTTACCGATGAAGGCGCACACGTCATTACGTACAAAGGTGCTCCGTTCTATTTCACCCAAGATCGTGTAGGTATTGCTTGCGGTCTGATTGCTCCGAATGCAGCGGTCGATGTCAATGGTGTGGTGCACTGGATGGGCAAGCGTTCGTTCTTTCGATACGACGGTTCAGTTCAGAATCTTCCTTGTTCAATCCACAAGGCTGTGTTTGAACCCGGTTCTGACTACGCAATCAACTATGACCAAAAAGAGAAAATCTATTGTGGTACCAATTCCGAGTTCAATGAAATTTGGTGGTTCTACCCAACTGTCAATTCCAACGAAAACAATCGCTACGTTATTTATAACTACGTAGACGGTACTTGGGCGGACGGCAATCTTGCTCGTTCTACGTGGGTTGACTCAAATCTTTTGGACTACCCCATTGCTACGGCTGTATCTGAGGCAGCTTTTAGCCACGAATACGGACACGACGCAGACGGTGCAGAGCTGCCAAGTTACATCGAAAGCGGGTTCTTTGACATTGAAGAAGGTCAGCCTATGACCTTTATTGATCGTATTATCCCTGACGTAACGGAGTTGGACGGCAATTACATGCGTGCGTACATCAAGCTGAAGCGCAGCCCCATGGGACAAGTTACGGTTAAAGGGCCTTATACAATTGGACCGAATACCGAGAAAATCTCTCTTCGTGGAAGAGCGCGTCAAATGTCCCTTCGTATTGAAGTGTCTAATGCCATGAGTAATTATCGTCTCGGACTGTGGCGTGCAGGTATAATGCCCGACGGAGACCAGTAACAACAATGAGAATAAGACTCCCACAACCACCCAAGAAATTCAGAAAAGAAGCCGATTTGGAAGAACTGACGGATTACCTTTACAAGCTTATTCAAGCTTTGGAAAGGACCATCGAAAGGCTCCCAGAGACGCCCTTTACAAAGGATCGGATCAAGGTAACTGGACTGACCCCCCAATACACCTTGGATGCCTCAGCGGGCACCCTAGCGGACGTAAGGGCTGTTCTGGGGACCCTTTTGACTCAACTGCAAGAATCGGGTAAGATTTCATAACCCACAAGGAGTTTCACTATGAACAAAGGCGCTATTATGAAGCTGATGAAAAGCATCCACAAAGGGACTCCCGGAAAAGGAATGTCCGACGATGTGCCTGCAAGTATTAACGGAACCACACCTGCTGCTCTTTCAGAAGGTGAATTCGTTATCCCAGCAGACGTCGTTTCGATGCTTGGGGATGGTAATTCCGATGCAGGAGCCAAGATTCTTGAACAGTTCATTGCCCAGATTCGCAAGGAAAAGGGCGCTCATCTAGCTAAAGGCAAGCAGGCACCGCCACTTACGAAGGGATAAAAATGTACTCGCACAAAGGCATCACCTACAGAAATGCCACAAAAGAAGACACTTTAGGTCTCACTCTTTTCCTTACCAACGTCACCAACGAGAACAACATTGGTGACATCCTGCAGCACGATGTACCTCTTATCAAGGAGACCATAGACCAAATTATCGAGGATAATCGGGGGGTTGTCCTATTGGCCCTAGAAGCCCGCGAGGGCGGTCAGCGCGCATCCTGCGCTGGCGAAGATGGTATAATTGTCGGTGCAATGGTCCTTGGTTATACCGAACTTTGGTGGTCAAAACAAGGCTTTTTTACGAACGTCGCCTTCTACGTAACGCCGGAATACCGCAAGGGATACAACATTCAGGGCAAGATGCTGGAAGTCGTAAAGGATTTCTCTAACAGTACAAAGATTCCGCTTTTGATCGATATCTTTGACAACTCGGGTAAAAGCGAAAAGCAGGTCAGGTATTTGGCTATGAAAGGCTTCAAGAACCTAGGGTTCAAGGCTCTTTATATGCCTCCACCTTAAAAAGGAGCTTAGATGAGCGGATTATTCAGTTCTAAAACAAAATCTTCTACTACACAGAGCACGAAGGTCCCTCAGAACTTTCAGAACTTCCTGAATATGTCGCTTGACAAAGCCGCTTCGGCTGGTTCGCAGGGCTTTACTCAATATCAAGCTCCGCGCATTGCCGAACTGAGTGCAAACGAGCAGGCAGGTACACAGGCAGCAGCAATGAATGCCGGGATGTACCAGCCTCTTGTTGACATGGCGGGACAAGCCACAGCTAACAACCTTGCTTCCAACGGTGCGCCTACACAACCTGAACTAGACCAATTTATTAACCCTTACGTTAATTACGTACTTGGGAATTCGCTTGATCGACTTCGCGAGACCTCTGACACCAACATGACCAAGATTGGCTCTACGGCAGCTATGTCGGGGGCTTTTGGTGGTCTGCGTCACGGTGTCCTTGAAGGAGCCAATCTGGCTGAACTGTTGAAGTCAGCCCGTGACGTATCCAGTTCTACGTACTCCGATGCCTTTGACAAGGGCATGGGCAACTGGTTCAAGTCCAAGGACCTCCAGCGTGGCAATATCTCTGATGCTCTTAACGTAGCCCGCCAAGGTCAGGCTTATAACACACAGGACATCCAGAACCTTATGTCTACGGGGCTTACGGGGCGTACCCGGGATCAGGCCCTTTTGGACTTTGGTTACTCCGAATTCATGCGAGAAGATCAGGACGACATCAACAAGGCGTCGTTCCTTAGTACCATTGCAGCTCAGTATCCTCGCGATCTTTTCACCAAGAACAGCACTACTGAGACAACCCAGACTGACTCTCCGATCAAGACCCTTGCTGGTATCGGTCTTGCCGCTGCAGGCATCATGAGTGGCAACCCGGCTGCTGCTGCAAGTTTGGCCGCAGGTGCACAATCTGTTGGTCAGCAAACTACGTATCGTCCTGATGCGCCAGTAAATAAGATTGCCAAAGGTGGTCTTGTAAAGAAGTACGCTGACGGCGGAATGATTAAAGCAGGGCTTTCCATTGCTGCTGGGGAAGACCCTCTTGCTGCGTATTCTGATTATCAAGATTGGATGGACAGCGTAGAGCCCGAGAATAAACGATTCATTGGCGGTATGTTAGCTTCGGGTTATAAAATGGAACCGAAGTTTGGTCCGTTGGCAACTTGGTTTACAAAAGGAAAAAAGAACCAAAACCCGCAAGAGCAAGAAGCGGAGCTGCTGCCTGTAGTTCAGAAACAACCTTTTAACTGGGATTCGTTTATCCAGAACATGCGCTTGAACCAAGTTGGTCAGGCTGCACCGGGACGTTCTCCGCTGGATTCGTTTAATCAGATGAACCCGAACTTCCTGCGCCCGCGTACACAGACTTTTACACCACAAGCTCCAAATGTCAATGTGACTCCGTTGAACCCGGGTATTCCCGGTCCCGGTGGTCCTGCCAATGTAAACTTTGCGGGCGGTGGTCACGTAGGTCCCCAAGAAGGTTGGGAATTGAATGTTCCTGAGGAAGATGACTCAAACTGGCTTGCGCTTCTTGGTCTCGATGCAGCACCAAAGAAGAAACCTTATCGTGGTCTCCAGAGCCACATTCGCAATGACTATCCGCGTTATGGAGAAGAGTTGGGGGATTTGTCGTATCTTCAGGCTGACTTGGATTTGCTCAAGACAATTGCCAAGCAAAAGGATTATGTTAAAAAGCGTCCTCTTCTGTCCAAGAACGATGAGATTGAAAAGCGTCTTAGCACTGCTCCGAAGAAATCAGCCAATCCTTTGGATGCAATGATTGCTGACATGCTCAAAGAACCGCAGCCCGAAATGGGACCTTTGGATGTCGGTGCTGATGGAAACCTTGCAGGCCCCATTGACGAACGTGAAGTGCGTGCCGTCATGAACCACTTGCGCGCAGTCGAAGCACTAGACCAGCGTAATCCGTTTCCTGAATTCACCAAGCGTAATCCCAATCCGGTAATGGAGTATTTCAATCCTTCACCGAAAGAAGAGCTTGATAAGAAACGACTGAATGGTCCGGGACGACCAAGCAAGTACGACAATGAAAATACTCGCGCTAATTTCAAGTACCGCGAAGGTGGTGCGGTAAAGAAATTTCAGGAAGGCAATTTCGTAGAAGGCGGCAGCAGCTTCAAAGGACGCAAGAAATCCCAAGCGCGAGTACCTGCGGAGGGTATCGACCCTTTGGCCGCTATTTACTATGGGATGAACTCAAATCACGGTACTTTCAAGCCTGACTTCGAGAACCTTGGTCGTGATGACGTTCTTGCTGACGTAGCAGCCGAAAGCTTTGGCGAAGGTACCATTACGAAAGCGCAAGCTCGTAACCAAGGTCGCGCTAGCGCCGCTCAAACCCCGCGCTTTGAATCACCACAAGCTGTGATTGATTCACTTCCAATGGACCCTAACGTTGAAAAGCAGGGTATGTCGTCTACGCCAGTAGTACCGCGTACTTACTCTAATTCGCGTATGTGGGATAATGTCAACGAAGACCTTTTCCTTGAAGGTACGAAGGCTAACGAGCAGGATAATCGTATTAAGAACAAACTGCTCTCCACGAACCCAGATACACAGGCTTTTTCTCAGTATCAATTCACTCCAAAAACTTGGAACGAAGCTGTATCAAGGATTGATCCAGAGATACGAAAAAAGCTGAATATCAACCCTGTTGTTCGTAGCGAGATTAAAAAGTACGAAAGCGGTGATGAACGTCTTGCCAGCGTTCTCCCTAGTCAGGAAGCAGTAGATTACGTCTACAAAACTGATTACCTGCCGCAGTCTTATAACAACTTGAAAAAAGCAAATGTACCAATTACAGAGTTGAATTTGTATCTTGCACATCATCTTGGGTACAATGGTGCGCCTAGTGCCATTCCTTTGCTCTACGATGAGAAGTACAAAGACACTCCCATGAAGGACGTTTTGTACAAGGCTGGGTTAAAATCTGCGGCTACTCGTAAAGGAAACCCTTGGTCATACGATAAAAACCCGAATCTTACGTTTGCACAGTATCGCGCAATGAAGGAGAAGGCTTACAATAATCTTCGGGAGAAGTACAAAGGGAAGACCCTTGATGAACTTACCCCCGAGGACATTCCTTTGAACGATCCTTCTCGTGGCGGTGAAACCATTGACGGTGGTACTACGACCTTTAATCCGATCAAGATCATTGGTGACTCTTATACCAAAGGTGGTATGGGCTTCTCCGGTGGCGGTTATGTCAAGAAGTTCGCCAAAGGCGGTTCAACTGACGAACCCCTTTATCGTGCACCTCTTGAAGATTGGGATGAAGTCTTCCGTAGGCAGTATGGTGACGACTCTCTTGTCCTTCCTTTGGAAGATTGGGAGAAGTTCATGCCTGCTCCTCCGGAGGTTACAGCCGACGAGATTGATCTGTACAAGTCCATTCCGAAAGGCAACAGGGCTAACTTGACTCCAAACAAGGTCAATGTAGTTACTAACCCGAATGTAACCATTCCGGAAAAGCCGAAGCGTGGTCCTAACATTCTACGTATGCCTGAAAACCCGGCGGATTGGAAGACTCGCGAACCGGGCATCTTTGAAAAAGCGATTGAACGTGCAAGAGACCCTAAGATTGGTGGTTGGATGGATGACTTCATGCACGACATCACGGGTGGTTGGGCAACACCTTCCACAAGCGGTAAGCGTCCGACTGACCAGAAGATTGTTCTTCCTATTGACGAAAAGGGCTGGGACTACAAGCCCAATCCGAACCTTTACATGGATGCTCTCGGAGAGTGGGGACCTAATGAAGACCCCGTAGACGCTTTCTACAAGGAAATGGGTGACAAGATCGGTTATCCGACCGGAGAGCAGCAGGGCGAAGAAGTCCCCGGTGGTGGTGGCGTTCCGGGTGCTCCGGGTGCTCCGGGAGGCTCCTCTGGAGGTCCTTCAGGCGATGGAAGTCCCTTGGAGAATGAGTACAACAAGATGCTTGAAGAGTATCTTGCGTACAAGAAGCCAGAAAAGGGCAAGGTCTTTGGGTTGTTCAGCGACGTCAACGAACCCCTGCTGAAGCTTGGTCTGTCCCTTCTTGCCTCAAAGGGCAGTTTTGGCGAAGCCCTTGGTGAAGCGGGGCTTGCCTCTTTAAAGGATCGTGAAATCGAACAATTCCGGGATCAGAAAGAAAAATCTGATAAACTCAAGGAAATTCTCGATATCCGATACAAGCAAGCCCAGATGGACGCCATGGACCCGTCCAACAAGCTGGCCTTGGCTCAGGCGCAAGCCGGGTATCGTCAGGACCTTCAGGAATTGAAACTTAAGAATGCTCTTGACATGATTGACTTGAAAGGTGCTGCAGGAAGCAAAAGGGCTATCCTTGAAGGACTTATCAAGAAAGCCGTAGATGACCCATCAAGTTTGCTTCCTGAGGAAGTTGAATATTTACAACAAGAAGGTTGGCCGATCACCCCTGTTCAGGACCCGGGCACATCCTTATAACGGAAAGGAATAAGCAACTATGGCATCTCCTACTGATTTGAGTCCCTTTGCACAAGGGGTTGTTAACGACGTACTTTCATCTACGTTTCCAGCCCGCCCCGCAACGGTTGATCCTCTTCAAGAAGTCCTCAAGGGAATGCCATCTGCTGCTAATCCTAATGTTACTGCCTCCGAAGAAGAAGATTTGGCTCCCGCTTTCTCCAAGCGTTTCTTTGGAGTAGACTCCCCGGACCAGATTCTTAAGCCCATCGAACCCCTTAAATCCGACCCGAGCAAGATGATCTACGAGTTTGCAGGGGACGGCAAGCGGTACAACATTGACGCCAACAAGTCCCCTGAAGAGGTCTTGGAGGCCATCTGGGACCACAATTCCCCCGGAGTTTGGGGGGCAACCAAAGGGGAGGCTCTTTACAACCTCCCTGCGGCTGCTTCGTCCATCCTTGCCCATTCTCTTTCCGGGGTAGGTCTGGAGGACTTGGGAGAAGAATGGCACCAGTACGCAGACTCCCTTAAAGAGGAATATAACAAGAATTACGGCCAGTTTATGGTCCCGGATGTCACTGCTGCTTGGGACGAAGGGAAGCTTTACGACTATGCCCTTCAAACCATGGGCGCAGCAGCCCCATACTTGGCCGTAGGCGGCGTTGGTGGTGCCGCTGGTAGGTATGCCGCAGGGCAAGGTGCAGCCCGCCTAGGGACCTTCCTAGGGGCTACAGGCATCACTGCTCCCATTACCATTGCCCAGTTTGCTGACCGTCAGGTGGAGCAAATGAAGCTGGCTGGGGTTGAGAACCCTCGGGACAACATTGATTGGGTCAAGGCCGGGGTACTAGGTACTGCTGCAGCCGGGTTCCAGTCCCTTCCCATCGACTCTATCCTTTATGCTGGTCCCGTGCTCAAGACCCTTGAAAAGTGGGGTGTGGGCCTTGGCTCGTCAATGAGCCGTAAAGTTTTAGGTAACCTTGCAGATGTAACTGGAACGAATGCGTTTGCTTCTCTTGGGGCTTCAGGGCTGTCACGGCTTAACGCTGACATGCCCATGTTGGATGACAACGCCAAGTTGGAGTACTTGGACTCGGTTGTAAGAGGCACCCTTGTAGGCGTTCCCTTTGGCGTCTACAAGGGCTATAAATACCAAGCACCTCCAAAGAAGGCTCCTCCATCGGGGCCTACTGCCCCTGAGCGCAGGGAATCTACCCCTGTATCCGAAGCGGCAAAGGGAATGGAAGCAGATACGGGACCGATTATCTACGGAACCGACGAATCAGGACCAGAACCCCTTGCGTTGCCCAAGCCAGAGAACTTGATCTTTAGAAACCCTACAGATACTATGGGTATTAACAATCGAGTGGAAGCGGCGGACTACCTTGCAAACATCAAATACAAGGACCCTAACGGCAACGACACGGATGGCCTGACGGCTTTTGATAACCATTGGCGGCAGATGATGGGTAAGGAGTCTCCGAAGGCTTGGACGGACCAAGACCTCATTGACGCCGCCCGCAAGGCCAAGTTTGTCCGTTCTCGTGAAGATGCCCTGAAGCGCACCAAGAATGGTGTTCTTTACCAAGACCAAGATGCTCTTCCTCAGAAGCACTCAAGCACTGAAGAAATCCTTACCAAGGCTGCTGCACTGGCTGACCAGTTCGGTTACAACGACCTTGTGGTCAAGGGGTTCTCGGACGACATCATTCGCAAGCTGTACAAGATGAATGTCCAACGTGATCTTGAAAAGAATGGAGCTAAGTACCCGGAACAGATCAGGAAGCAGGTCTTTGACCAGTTTGAGAACTTCGTAGACAAGAATGTCATTGAAGAAGTCAACCAGTATGGCTCCCTGTACCGTCGCCCAGTAGCCGAAGAGCGTATACGCAACAACATCAAGAATGCCAACCAGATGCTTTCCCAGAACCCTCGCAAGAAGCTTGCAGAGGCTCTTATGAAGCGTCGTAGGGATGAAGCCGAAAAGAAACAATACGCAGCACAAGAGGGTGTACCTGTGGAAGATGTGGCTCACGTTTTTGATGGTGAGCGCCCTATTCATATTTATCACGGCACTAGCAAGAAAAATGCAGATAGCATTAAAAAGTCTGGCAAGTTTGACCCGGAGGCCGGAGAACGTCACTACGCCTATAGTGATTTTGGCGACTTCAGTTCATACTTCACCAAAGACCCTAACTCATTTTGGTTAGACCGAGAAACAGCAGGAGATCGACGTGCTGCTGAATATGAAACAGTTTTGAAATCATATTTGAAATCAAGTGCTAGAATTTTCAAAATTTCCACTTTTGAAGATGCTCAAAAACTTGCCAAAATGCTGGGCTACACGGACGAGGTTACTAAACCATTTACTCTTTACGAAGAAATTATTAAAAAGGGAACACCGGGAGAAGCAGATTTTTTTGTAGACTCTAAAGGTCGTGTAGATGATCGATTGGTAGGTCCTGTTAGCAAACCACGTTTAAAAGACGCTGTTCATAAAATGATGGATGATGTTAATTGGAACGCGCACGGCACCAAAGCCGAACAAGCAAGAATGTCTACACTAAAGGATAAGTTAAAAAGACTAGGTATTGACGCTATTGATGTTGCGGAAGGATTTTATGACTCCAAACAATTCAACAAACAGAGAGCGCCTTACACGAATAATTTAACAGACGGTCAATTTATTGTGTTTAATCACGATATTGTTAGTCCTAGTCTTTACAAAAAAATACGTACACGTCCCGGTGATCCGCCTATTCGTGCGTTTGATGACACTAAGCCGCCTAGGTTCATTGAAGAGCCTCCTGTCGATGGAGAGCCCTTTGGTCCGTATGCGGGTATGCGTCGTGACCCAAACATCCGAGGGTTACTGGAATACAAACCGAAAGAAATTGCTACGGTTCTTACCAAGGCTGCAAACATGCCGGGAACCAAAGCTACCCCTAAGCTTACCAAAGCGCAGGTTGTAGACGGCATCATGAAGACTCCGTTGATCCAAGACCTTTTGAAGACCGGGACTAAATCCACGGAAGAACTTCGTGAAATTGCACGCAAGTACGTCTATTCACGCAAGAAATCTGTGAATGAACCGAAGCTTGAAGAGATGTCCGACAGTTCATTCAAGCCCGTAAAGAACCAGCCAAAGGGCAAGACAGCCAAGCAGCTTTGGTCTGAAGCTGATCCGGATAGTGTTGCGGGACAGGCTTTGGATGCTTTGCGTTCAGAGCTGTACAAGATTGCCCAAGAGCGCAATGCTGACATCCTGAAAGCCAATCCGGACTTAGGTCCAGCCTTGAACCAGATGTTCAAGACCTTTGCCGAAATGTCGGCCAACGTCAAGATTCCCGAGAAGCCTCGAATTGTCAAGGCAACCAAGAAGCTGCAGGATGCTGTTATCCAGCGGGTCAAGATGTTGCAGATCATCGAGACTGCCTTCCAGAAAGTTCATCCTAACCTTGCGAAGGTGTTCAAGGATAACTTCAACATGCTTCTTGCGGGCAAGGAACTCCCAAAGGCTACCTTCAATCAGCTTATGACTTCGCTTCACACGGCTTTCAATATCGACAAGCCGGGTAAGTTGAATGAAGAAGGTCTGGTCAACTGGTACAAGGACATGCGTTCTTTCCTTCCGGAAAAGACCATTGAAGCCTTGAACAAGAACAGGAAGTTCATTGAAGATTGGTACAAGACGGTTGACGGTATGTCTGAAAAGGATACCCGTAACTTCTCTACCGACGACATGGAAGCCCTTGCCTTTGCCAAGTACCTCAAGAACGAGTTTGCTGCAAACGTCAAGGACTTCAAGGAACTTCGTCAGTACAAGATATTCAATGCTTTCGAGAACTCCTTCAAGAAGATGAAAAAGGAGTTTGCAGACCTCAAGTTCAACAAGCTTGAAGACATCTTGGAATACAACGACAGCCAAGAGACTTTCGAAGTCAACTCCAAGGCAGTGCCTCCCGAGGCTCGCCAAGGCGGTGTCATGTTTGACCGCATCGTGGAAGAAGCCAATCGCAATAACGATCCAGACGATATTGGTATTAAAGCCAAGGCTGAGCAAGTCAAAGAAACTGCTGCGATGGATAACGGGGGAACTCCTCCTCCCCGCTTTACCAATCCTCCGAAGACCGGAGGTGGTGGTCGGGATGGCAAGGACCCGTTCCTTTCGGCTGAAAAGAACCAGTTGGGGGAAATGATCGGAAAGCTTTCGTTTATCTTCTCAATCCCGAAGCTGGCTCGCCAGTACCCTCTTATGGGTAAAGCACACAACATCTTTGTTAAACAGAAGGATATTGCTGCGCAGGTTGATGATGAATTCACAACCCGTTTCCGTAATATCTTTGAGAACATTGCCAACAAGGATTGGGACAAGGTTCATAAGGCTCACGACATCCTTGACCATTTTCGTAACACGAAGCAGGACTTGGTAATGGATTCTTTGGATCGCGTTATCCTGAAGGACGAGAACGGAAACGAGATTGTCTTGGATGACGACGCAAGCCAGATGCTTAAGTATCTGAATGATTACTACAAGGTAGGACCAAGGGAAGACCTCAAAGTTACTCGTAGTTTGTTGAACAACTACAAGAAAGAATACAACCTTGACGAGAATTCTTCACTTGAACAGCTTAAGGATGTGATTACCAATCTGAGTGATCGCATTGACGGTAATCCGTTGCCTGAATTCAGGAATAAGTATCTTCGAGACAAAGGAGTCTTGGAAGCCTTTCATTCGGAAATTAGTGCAATCAACAACATCCTTGATCCGAAGAAGGCTTACGTACCCCACATGCGTTTGGGTAACTATGTCATTTGGGTGAAGGACAAGAAGACAGGTGATCTTAAACACATGGAGGTTATCGACAACACAGATAACGTCTTTGGTTTCAAGATGAAGAGTTTGCCTGACGACAAGTTTGTCCAATCAAAGATTGACAAGATGGGCTTGCGTAACAAGTACAATCCAAAGGATTATGAAATTACGCACGGTCAGCTTACCCACAACGATGCTGCAAAGTTCATTCAGCGCGGTATGCTTTCAATGGAACTGATCCAGAGCCTTCTTGCTACTGGACTTGAAGGCAACATCAAGCTGGCTAACAAGCTTGCCACGGGAGTAGACGATCCGGTCCAGTTCCTTAAGGACCTTTCCAATGAGGCTGGATCAACCAAAAGCCATATCATGAAGTACATTCTTGCACAAGGTCGTGGCAAGTACATGCTCCCTGAGAATGAACCTCTTGTGGATGGTTATAACAAGAACTGGGATAAGGTTATGGATGCTTACAAGAACTCTTGGAAGAACTCCATTGCCCGTAAGGCTGTCTCGTTAGACATGTCACAATATCAAAAAGATGTTTTGAGGTCAACTGGTATTGACCCGAGGCTGAAAGATATTGCCAACAACTACATCGACTACATGAACGATCCTTCCAGTGACTTTGGATACCTTCGCGGGTTCAACTTCTTCTGGACAATGGGTTATCGTCCTTCGTCTGCCCTTTTGCAGCTTGTGACGCTTCCTACACAGTCTATGGCTAACCTTATTGGTTACACAAAGAACCCTTTGTCTTCACTGAAGTACATGTCTCAGGCAATGAAGGATTACGCAAGCTTTGTAGAACGCAGGAGTCCGGAAGGCCGCAAGGCCCACTTCTACCGTACCCGGGAGAACGAAGATTTCCAGTTCTTTAACGATCATCCGGCTTACTTCCGCCATTCGATGGTTGAAGATGCTATTGCTCGTGAGATTGAAACTGACTTCACTGAACACATGGGCAAGACTGCACAAACAGTGGAAGCTGGGGTCCGAGGTATTGTCAACAACGCAGGTATCTTTATCTCTGCAGCGGAAAACTTTACCCGCAAAACTACATTCATGGCCTACCGTCGCATGTTTGACGAAAGCCCGGAGATTACCCGCAAGGCTCTGAAAGACCTCGAAAAGGAATATGATTGGCAGTATTTCTGGGAAAACAACAAGGACAAGATGCGCGTAGAGCAGGCTCTTGCGATGTACAACATGCGACTTGTCCATGCCGAATTTGGCAAGATTGGTCGAGGTGAACTACAGCGTGGTCTTCCGGGTTCAGTGTTCTTCCCATTCATGACTTACCCACAGCAGATGCTTGAGCTTCTTTTTGACCAGATCAGTGGGCGCAAAGGGCAGGCAGGCGTGATAGCGGGTCTGTACACCACAGCCGCCTACGTAAGCCTTGCTGGCGTAGCGGGTATCCCTGCCTACGAGCTTTGGAAAACCTTGTACGAAGAGTACGAGAAGAAGGTTAACGGACGTGCCGTGGACCTCAACATGCAGATGACCGAGGCAGGAATCCCCCAGTGGCTCCGTAAAGGCACCCTGAGCACCCTTACGGGGGTCGATGTGGCAGACCGCATGGCCCAAGATGTCATTGCCCAGAGCCTTCTGATTGGCCTTATGAAGGACGAACTGAAGTTCGGGGATATCGGCGGTGTCCCGGGACGTGCCCTTACAGACGCCATGGGAGCCCTCACAGACCCGAATAGGTCTTGGTGGGACAAGGCACAGTCCGTGGTCCCTTCGACCGCCAAGGACGCTATGAAGGCCGTACAGACGGTAGTTGACCCAGAGTCAGCCTACAAGACCAAATCTGGTAAAATACTTAAAGACCCTGATGAAATTACGGCTTTTGACACCAGTGCAAAGGCCCTTGGGTTCACAACCCTAGAGCAGACAGAAGCCCGAGAAAAGCTGTTTTACCAACAGCGTGCCAATCAGGAGTTCAATCTTTGGAAATCCCGTCTGGCCGAATCCGTGGCTACTGCCGAGTTCTACATGCACCAAGGCACGATTAACGATGACCCGGAGAAGTACAAATACGGAAGGGAACTTCGTAATCAGATGACAAAAGAGCTAAGGGAGTTTGCCAAGGCAAATGACATCAAGCTCGATTCCAAGTTCTGGAGAGGCTTCCGCACAAGCGTTCAAGAGCGTCTGTGGCAGAAGAAACATCCGGGAAAGATCAAGAAGCCTACAGCACAAGAACGTCGTTATCCGATTACCTTAGGTGAAAAAGAGTAGCTTTCTATGCCAGAGAATATTTGGGCTTACTTACTGGAGCATTTGAGTATTGCATCCATCGGTGCTTTGCTTACATTTTTAACCATACTATTTACGTTTTACAAACAGGTGGCAATACCCATGTACAATTCAACAGTCAAACCCGTTGTCGATCTCGTGTCAAGTATCTACCGTTCCCCTACTCGGTTGGAGCATTTGGATACCAAGCTGGACGAGATCATTAAAGAACTCAAGCCCAACGGGGGTTCTTCGATCAAGGATCAGTTGAATCGGTTGGAGACGTCTGTAAGTATCAGTGAAGCCCAGCGTATGCTTCTTTTGGACTCGGTTACGACAGGTATCTGGTCCAGCGATGTCAAAGGACGTTGTACGTGGGTAAACGAAGCCCTTAGGAAGTCCACAGGAGCTTCCCTAAGCGACTTTATTGGAACCAATTGGGAGAATGTCATCCACCCAGAAGACAGGGAGCTGGTTGGGCGGGAGTGGGAACGGGCAATATCCCAGAAAAGAGACTTCAATCTTTATTACAGACTAATCAATCTGGCTACGGAAAAACCCGTTCCGGTACACGGAGTAGCCACTCCAGCCTACAACTTCAACAAAGAGGTCATAGGCTGGAATGGAATCATTTACTTTACTGAAGGGCCTGCCAAGGTAGACCAAGCCCCTTCGCAATTTCAACTGCCCGGGTTGTAAGCCTTACCCGAACACCGTCAGGACGCTTGTAGGACGTAACCATCCCCTTTGTGACGGTAACGTCGTCGTTGGCAAGAATACCCTTGGCAACTGTAGTCCAGACAAACTTGCCTTTCTTAGCCAAGGCTCCCGCATTGAAGGTCAGATTAATCAGAACACCCTTATACTTGTCCGGGAGTCCTTCAAAGGGACGCTTCTGGTCCCATCCAATGTACTTGTTCCAATCACTTCGAGCTAGGTCTTCAGACGTCTTCAGGTCATCCATGAGCAGATAAGTAACCTGCTCGTCGGTCAGACCGTAGTTGAAGTTCTTTGAAACGTGCTGCTTCAAAGTCTCGTCAAAGAAAGTGACCTTCTTCTCAGCCCACTCTTTCTGAGTCAGCTTGTGCCCCCAAGCAAGGGTAGGCAGACCACCTTCAGGAGAAGCTCCGGGGAACCAGCGCCACTCACTTGAGCCATTGATCTGCTTGTATTCACCCCTGCGCTTGGCAATGGTGTAGTTGTTTTCCACACGCTTGATGGCTTCCACGAAGTCCTTGGAACGCTGGCTCAGGTATTCGTAATCAACTACTTTAACCGTCGTATCGCTCATACCCAAACCCTCTTTCAAGCTCGTCCACCAGATCGTCAATCTGTTCCACTTCAATGATTTCTTCCTCTTCGCGGCTCATCATGAACTCTTCGAAGTCTTCCTGCGAGGACACACCAGTACCCTTTGCAAGAATCGCTTCAAGGAAGATGTCGGCATCGGCCTTGTTATAAGCCATACCGATTACATACGCCTTTTCGGGAATCTTGGGGTTGCCGTAAAGAATCTGAAAGCCTTCGTCATACTCTGTCAGAAAATAAGTTTCCATAGTGTTATCGAGGTTTCCGTTATTACGAACGGTGCGAATTACGCGCACGGTTCTTTCGTCGAGACTGAACTCGGAGGTTTTCTTCGTCGTTGTCCAAGGTATTACGGTTTTCGTGATCTACATCCTTGCCGTCACCCTTGTGCACCAAGCCCTTTTCTTCCATGATTGCCCGGGCCTTGTTGCGACCAGCCCTGCGCTTGATCTGCTCGGGCTTTGCGTGAAAATCTTCGTACTCTTCCTTGTAATTACGCTTACGCTTCTTAGTCATTATTCTCGTCTCCCTTTACCGTAAGTGAAATGCAATTCCACGTAGGTTTCATAGTATACACATTACCATATTCGTCTTCAATAATGTGCGTTCCGTCATCCAATTCCTTAAGAGTTTTTGGAGCCTGAATGTTGATCCAGTAACCATTACCGTAGCAGTACCCACGGACTTCCTCGTCAGTAATGTCGCGAGTAGTTTCCCAACTGGTAATTTCATCGGCGGGTACAGACCAGTACAGTTTCTCACTGCCATAAGCAGCGGTTGTATAGGTAGGAATGTCGTACAACTCTTCAGGTGGTGTAACGACTGAAACAGCTCCCGGTGGTGGGCTTTCCAGACGAAGCACTTCGTGCGAGAACATCCAAGGAAATGCTTTCTTTTGCTTTTCCAACTCAGCGTTGATAAGTTGCTTGAACTCAAAGGTATTCTTTTCTGCTTCAGCAAGACGCTGTGCTACTTTCCTCAAAGCTTCAATCATGTAGGTCATGTGAATCATTTGCTCCTTAATCCATTCTCGTCCAAGAAACGAGGCAGTCTGTTAAACAAATCCTTGATTAGATTCTTTAGTTCCTTGTCTTCAATCTGCAGGACACTTACAGTTGCCAAGTCTTTGCCGCTTGAATGATCCAGAACCTTGGAGATTGAGTACCGCCAGAACCCTCCGGTGGGTACGGGAAAGACACCAGTTCGAATGGCTTTCTCCCGTATTTTGTCACCTTCGGGATCATCGTAGTAATCAAACTCCACTTTGATCGTGAAGTTCTTTCCCGATGTCAAGCTGTAATTTCTCCTTCACGAACCAACCGAACCTTTCCGGTGCAGACAGCGAAACCGTCCTTGATTTCTTTCTGTTCAGCCATAGCCTTGATGGCAATCTCTGCAGCAGCTTTACATTCATCCAGAGTGTTGAATTCGTAATACATGGTTTCTTCCTTACCGGGGGTAAAACCAAACATCACGATAATAAGTACGATCTTAAGCATTTTTTGTCAAATCCTTTACAAATTCAGTTACAGATACACCTTTCTTTCTAGCAAGTTCAATCATCATTGCAGTTCCTTTACCTCCTTGGAAAGCGATTACATAGTCAGGTTTTCCTTCTTCAAGCATTCGTACATTACGAAGGTATCCTGCTCGTTTTCCGTAGGTTTCCCAATCAGCGGGAAATTCAACAAAGTCACACCAATTGGTAACGGCCCAATCGACAGCAGCAGTATCTACGCCCTTTGCTGCACCTGCAATTACAGTAACAACAGGCAACCAAACGGCATCTTTGTTGTGGTCTTCAGTGACAAAACCATTCTGTAGACAGAAATTATCGAGACATTCGAATATATAGTCACGTTCTGTCTTGGTAATGCCAAAGTTTCTACCCCCGCATACAAGAATTCGTGTCACTATGAGTAATTCCTCTTCAAATAGTCGATACCAAAGAATTGAGGGTCATACGACCCGTTGTTGACATCCTGTTTGAGCACCAGACCAGACCACCAGCGGGCATTCCCTTGTGGTCCTGCATAGCCCATTTGCTGATCCGGGTCAAGGAAACACCCGGCATTCAAGGCGATAATCCTTCGTTTATCTGCGCTTACTCCTTCCCACATGTCACGAACGTGGGAATGTCCCCACGTACAAGACATGAACTTACGCTGCAACAAAGTCTTGGCATTGGTTATTGAGTATCGGGAATCCTTGTCGTAGAAGTAGTGGCTGTAGGCGATTCCGTCGATGATCGCGACTTCACGAAAAGGTACATATCGTGCTCCATACGCTCCGAGTTCCAGTAGGTCAAGGGATACTGTTCCGAGTAGTTCAGGATTTTCGTTAACAAACTTATCAATTCTTCCCTCTTCATGATTTCCGCCAATACGGATGATGCGAGGTCGGTATCCTTTAATTGATCCAATTCTTCCAAAAGCTCGCTTCGTTGCATCTTTGAAACACGCAACATCCTCTTTAAATGAGAGTCCCCAAGCTGCTCTAGTACCTTTAGAGTACTTTCCGATAGAATCAAAATCACCCCAATCTCCTATATCGATAATGACATCAGGACGTTTGTCCTCGATGAAATTAGCTAACCAATCAAATCTACGATTACTTACCTTTGGAGTGCTGTGTGCATCTCCAATTACCAAGTGGGTTACGTGCTTTTTTGCCACGTCTTGAACAAGTCCCTGTAGTGACCAAGTTTGGTCTTGTTTGGAATTGACTCAGCAAGGGCACCAGCAAGGGAATCATCCTTGTCCGTACCCACGAGGTTGAGTTCAACATCCGCTACGTTATCGGAAAAGAACATCTGAAGGTCCTGAAGCTGGGCAATAAGCTCCCCGGTGGTCCAAAACTCCTTGGAGTCACCGATGGAAGTTGTCCAGAACTTCTTTACCTCTTTGCCATCAATAATGTCAACCTCATCCTTGTTCGCAGGGGTTCCTGCAAGGGAGGAGTCAAAGGCAACCAAATTGGCCTTCCTGAAGCCCATATAGTGGGCTAGGGAGATGGTTCGGGTTGCACTGCAAGTACCGCCTTGGATAAAGGTTTTGACGCCCGGAAGAGGGCTAGGAGCCTCCTTGGTGGGTACTAAGCCGTTGGCTGCACTGTGCCAAGCGTAGACTTCGTAACCGTTACGGATAAGCCACTTGGTAACACTTGAGTGCGTCATGGACGCTACAAGGAACTTGGTGGATTTCGGTGCCTTTGAATAAAGGGTTTCCCGAATGTAACCGTGCGTGCTGACACCTTGGATTGGACGAGGGTCAAGAACAACACAGAAGTGAGGCTTGAATCCGTACTTGGCAAGGATCGGTAGGGCGTGCTTGACAGTGAACAGCTTGTGACCAGTGTTGTCGCCTTCGAACCATTCCTTTTGCAAGTAACCCATCTTCAACAGACGTTCAAGAGATGGTCCTGCACTGACGATCCAAGCAGTTTCATCATGCAGCCTTGATTTATCTACAAAGCAGTTCTTTGGAAACAGCTTCATATTCTCCAAGGCGTTGTTGATGATTTCTTCCTTTGGTACCGAGTCACGAGGAGTGACCCGGATACCAAGACCGTCAGCAGTACTTTTGATGAGCCCTTGAGGCTCGTTGGGGTTAATTTTCATAGTTAGTTATTCCAGTACTCCGATGCCCACTTATGTTTTGCTTGAATAGAGGGCATGGACAAGTCTCTTCGCATTCCATTACAAAACACAATTCTTGCATTCTTTGGAATGTCAGGGAGATTCTCAATGGACCAATAATCCCACACACCATCTTCCTGAGTGATCTTTGGCAGACCTTCACCAAGGACTTCTGTCTGCCACGACTGATCGGAGCCGACAAAGGATGATAGCTTGTTGTATTCGGTTCGAAACATCTGCTGACGAGCTTCAGGAGGGATCATGTAATACATTCGCTTGAATGAGTTATAGACCTGCGCCTTTGCCCCCGCGTCCATCATGTACAAAGCCCCTGAGTAGCAACGCGGGTTCTTTGTATCCTTGTATCCTACGAAGGGTTCTGTTCTTCCAAATATGTGATCGACGTTTCCAACAATTGCAACATCGAGGTCAATATTAGCAATACGCTCACCAATGACATCACGCATAACACTAGCGTAAAGAGGCAGACGAACGAAACAACGGCCAATATCACGGAATTCATTCCAAAGAGGAAGCACACGGATGTTAGAAACATCAAGACCATCAGGATTGTCAGTGATACACGTAAAACGATAAGGGATTGTGAGATTTTCACGTAGTCCTCGTGCCAATCGGTTGACGTGCTTGGGAGTAAACTCATAAGTTCCTTTGTGCTTTGCATTGGGGTCGTTCCAGAAGAATGAGCAGATTTCAATAGTCATTACGGGGATACCTCATTAAAGAAATTGTAGACAATACCGAAGCCACGTGGTTTTTCAAGATCAGCACCCTTCTTAAAGAAATAAGGGTCGTTGTCGTAGTCAACAAATTCAAACATTGTCTGTTCACCCGTAGGAAGCTTACGCGGCCAAAGAACCTTGATACACTCCCAAAGATGATTAGCGTTAGCCTGAAATACCTTGTGTTTTACGATTGTCTTGTACGTGTTGAACTTACTGATGTCATGGAAACTGATCCAATGAGCCAACCTACCGTAATTCAAAAAGTCGGGAAAAGCAAACTCAAAATTATGGTTGGCATCAATAAAACAAAGGTTATACGGAGCCTTTTCAAAGGCAGCACGAACACTTTCCTTGCTACGTCCATCCCCTTTGACATAATGGATTTCAAGCCCCATCGAACGAAGATAAGGAATTGTTTTGTTTTCCAAGATGTTATTGGCAACAAGATTGTCACCAAGGTCGATGATGGTCATGAGACTGCCCTTCGGAAGCAGTTTTCCAACGTAATAAAGAGACTCTCCTGCGTAAGAACCTACTTCGATGTACTTGTACGGCTCTCCGTTAGGGCAAGTATTGGCAACGTGATTCTTTATCCAATCCAAAAACTGGGTAAACTCCTTGTAGTTCTGAGACACCTTCAAGTCAACTCCCTGAAGGAATTTGTCCCTGAAATCAAAATTGTACATTAAATATTTCCTTTATTTACTTGGTGCAAATACAAATAAGGACATAGGGTCTGACAATTTTTTCAGCACCTAGGATTTCATCTATTTGCTTGTACTTCTTTAAAATGAATCCATGTTTTTTTAGCTTGGCAAACCACCACGGAGGAGGTTCTTGAATCAAATGATTGTCTCGTCCGTCAGCCAATTTCTTTGTGCAAGGTCCTAAACCAATACTAAGGTAGAACAGCTTATTACCATACTGAAAGATGTCTTGCAATACATTGTCGATAAGTTCAGGCTCGACGTGTTCAAGAACATCATGACAAAGAACTGCTTCAAATGTACCTTCCGGTTTGATGGAAAACTCTGGCATTCCAGGATCATACGATGTAATCTTTACATCTTTGTTCAGTTTTTGCATCTCAATAAAGAAATGATTCTTACCGCAACCATAGTCCAAAATATCAGTAATTCCGTAGTGATTGACGAATTCGTCAAAAATCTGTTTTGCGTGCTTGCCTGCTGCAGTTCCGAATTTATCCATTCGTTGATGCAATTCTTCATTCAAAGCTTTCATTTCTGGACTAATTAACATTTTGTTTCACCTTAAGCAAAGACGATGTGTCTTCCAACCGCACAATATCGTCTTCCCTACAATCACCTGTCTGGACCTCAATGATCTCAAGAACCTTGTCTGTATGGTGATTGACAATCTGGTGTCGTTGGCCCGGTTTAATCATCAACTGTGCTTCATCCGAGAACATAAATTCAGTACGTTCAGTGTGGTACTGGACTGAAGTTTGACCACCCGGGTCCACAAGGAGCCGCTTGACCTTGATCCAAGGCTTGTCAACAAGGACTTCATACTGACCCCACGAACGTCTTACCACATTGCTGCGAACAACGAAAGAGGAGTGCATGGAGTCCGTATCAGGCTCTCCAAGGTTCCAGACAAGCTCAGTACCCTGTTCGTTACACAAGGCTACTTCAGGGGTGTTATCGGCCTTCCTGTCGCCTCCGTTGCCAAAAAACTGGGGCTGGTACTTCTTAAGAGCATCGCAGACAGTGCCGTCCGTATCGTCCACAGGGACAACGTAATCTACATACTTAAGGGCACTGATGATGCGTTCCCGTTCCTTCCACGACTGAAAGAAGAAACCCTTCTTGCGAAGAAGCCAATCGTCGGAATTAAGAATGACAACAAGCTTGCCGTGCTTGCTGGCGTTCTTGAACAGATTGATGTGTCCCGGGTGGATCGGATCAAACCCGCCCGAGACCATAATGATGTTGTTCTTATTAGACATTCTGCTTTGTGTTTCCTTTGTAGTGCACCATTTTGGTGTTCAGAATGCTTGTCTCAAAAGGATACAGACCGTTCTTGTGTTTGGAATCCATGTCCAAGTTCAAGTTACGGACATTGAATTCTGGCTCCATGTATTCCTTGAGGTAAACAAGCGACGTGAAGACAAAAGCATCGTGCCATTCGGCAAAGTAAAAGAGCTGTCCAGAACCGTACATATTGGCCTGCTGCAGGTAAAGATCAAGGTTCTCCCTTCGGCGAGCATTGAGCATCATGAAGCCCGTCTCTCCGTGTCCCCAAGGGGCTCCTCGGTTAAGCCACGCAAGGTCAGCATTGCCGATAACTGCCTCGCGAAGGAAGTCGCAAGTAACCTGTTCCGTAAGCATTACGTCCGCATCAAGCCAAACAACATAGTCGAACTGTTCAATACCTTCTGCAATGGGGAACACCCCTTCAGCAAGGGCAAACACCTTGACTGAGAACGGGATGAAGTTAAACCGATATTCCTGACCGGATTCTGTCTTGGGTCTCGGATGGTTTACATGATTTTGGTAGAAAGACGCCCAAGCAGGCGACTGCGTTTCCACCATCTTGTATTTGATTGGAGTTCCCTTTGCTGTCGTTTGAGGAAGATGTTCGGGGAACGGACCAAGAATCCAAGCTTCGATTATCGAATCCGGTCCCAAATCAAGGTGTTCGACCCAAGACTTGCCGATTGTGCGATTGGCGTACCGATCCCACAAATCCTTGTTAAAGGAAGTAATGACTTTGACTTTCATTTTATGAGAATGCCTTGATCGGATCACGACTTGCTATACGCAAGAAGTTCGAAAGATTGTCGTTAAAGAGTTCAGCATACTTACAATCCGGCTTCAGCAAAGGCACCCCTTCGGTGTAGTGGACTGCTCGAATGTGGTTATACATAACACGGGCATCCGAGTGATTGGGAATAAAATTCCAACCTTCAAACAGACTGCCAAGAAGGTAGTTACGCTTGTCATCCGGAAGCCACTTGAAGGTGTGCAACCAGTTCCCCGTTTCTTCATTAACCTGCTTTACGGTAGGCAGGTGTTCACTCGGTGCAAGACGGTTGAACACCATCAAGGAAGACCACAACTTCATATTGTAGTTTTCCTGATGCTGTCCGTCCATCTTGACCATGTAGGGAGAAAGGTAGTTGTGCTTGACAACCCAAAGTGGCTTGTCAGTGTACTTTATTTCAGTGAAGATATCAAAAATCGACCGAGTAAATACAAAATCAGAATCAACAAAAACGCAAGGCTCGTCAGGGAGAATCCCCAGATACTCAGCGTAGGTTGGTACAAGGAACCGAGTAAAAGCAAAATTAGTGCTGAAAGGACGACCGTCCAAAGCATCAATAACAAGCCCGTTTCGATCCATTTTCCATTCACGGTTGAATAGTCCTATTTTTCTCAATTCCCGATGCTTAAGAGGGTAAATTTTGACTGGGTTATCTGACTGCCAAAGATGATTTTCAATTGAGTGTTTGCAAACACGATACGCCAAGTCCTGACGTTCGTCGTATCCAATGAATACGTTAACTTTCCGGGGCTGCGTGCTCGTCTGTTGTTCCTGTTGTGGGTTCGGGTTGTAAATTCCCATTCTTCTTTCTCTTTTTCCTTTTCTTGACAGCGGGGGCTTCCTGCGTGTCGGTGTACTTTACTTCACTGGATACACCGTAAACGTCCTCAAGAAGCATCTGAGCGTAGTGGATAGCTTTCTTGATATCCACTGCTCCCCCTTTAAGCTTGTGACGACACACGTACTTTACAATGTGTCCACTAAGCCAGTCAAGTTGATTCTTTGTAATGAAATCTACTGGCTCAATCTCAAGAGCCTTGTAATGAGTCCCGCCGACTTGGGTCTGGCGTGTTGTTTTCTTACTTGTCATTGCGTACGTATTCCCTCAGCATGATGATATTCAGGTTGTCTTCCACGTTAGCCATCTTCTCTCGAAGCGATTCAATTTTGCCAGTGTACTCCCGAACTTGCTGTTCTGTCAACATACTATTGAGCTGAAAATGTCGAGTCATCTCGGCCAACTCGTGGGTCAGGCGACGAGCGTCTGGAATCCACGAGTTGTCCATAAAGCCATACCAATCAGTTACATTCCTTTTGTTGGTTGTGTTGTTAGCCACAAGATTTGGTTCCTGTAAGCGGGTCTATATAACACGCTTCACCTGCTACTTCGGGTTCATCTTCTTTTTCTTTCTTGGCGGTAAGAATTCCCATGCGTTTACCGCCGACGTTAAATGTACTGAGGCCCTTTGCACCACCTTTCCAAGCTTGCAAATAGAGGTCCTTGAATTCTTCCCAAGGCATCTCTGGAGACACGTTACACGTCTTGCTGACTGCGCTGTCGGTGTATTCCTGCGCGACCAAAAGAACTTCAAGGTGTTCCTTGGCGGTAAGACTGTCAGCCGTCTTTCCTTTAACTCCGTACTCCCTGTAGGCATAATCCGACATAAATTCGACAATAGGACCGTCTGGAGTGACAATTGTGCGTTCGTAACCATACGAGAACACGGGTTCAATGCCAGACGACACGTTATCGGCACACAGGGAAATAGTGCCAGTGGGGGCAATCGAAATCAAGTGAGAATTTCGAATACCGTACTGTTCAATAAGCTTGCGCGTTTCTGGGGAAAGCTTCTGGATGAACTTGCCCTGAAGGTACTTCTTCTTGTCAAACAGCGGAAATGCGCCTTTTTCCTTAGCCAGCATCGCCGACGTGTGATAGGACATTTCCATCAGAACCTTAAGAACCGCTCGCAGGAATTCCTTGGACTTCTCGGAGCCGTAAGGCTTGCCAAGGATTTCACTGGCATTGGCAAATCCGGTAATACCCAAGCCCATACGACGCTTGGCGTGGGCTTCTTCGCGCTGGGCTTCCAACGGGTAAAGGGAGATGTCCACTACGTTGTCCATGGCACGGACAATGGTCTGGATGTCACCACACAGCTTGGCATAGTTGAATGCCCACTTTTCGGTTTCCCTGTCCAGATTGATGTACTTGACAAGGTTAAACGAACCAAGCAAGCAAGCCCCGTTGGGCGGCAACGGCTGTTCCGAACACTGCCCGGTAAGAATGCCGTTAAATACACCCTGATGGAATTCACTTTCTGTAAAGCAATAAACTTCACCAACAGCACGAACATTCTTTTCAACAGAAACCACCTTAGGGAATCTACGTGCGTCTCTGTCTGGGTTGTTATTGGAGATATCCAGACGATGTGTAACAAACCCAAGACCAATCAAAGTATTCAAATCGGTTGCAGTTACAGTCAGTCTAAAACACGTATTAGCCTTATTAACTGTCGGAATAACGCCAAGAGTATTCAGCATAAGAGCTACATTGTCCAAGAAGTTCTTATCCTTCGAAGACACCTGCAAACTTACACTGTTGGAGTTGCTGCGGGACACTGTACCATCTGAGTCGCAAAGACCAGCGAACCACTCCAGTCGAGTCCGAATATCGTGCGGTACAAAAGGAACAAAGGACTTCGACAACATATCTTCCACCTTCAGGTAGATGCGCGTTTCGTCAAGATTGGTACCTTCGTAGCCACCACTGATATCATACTCGTGAATAGTCTGATACTTGAATTTATCGACAAGCTTCTTCTTTTCACCATACAGCCCAATGTACTGGCGACGACGATTATCAATCCAACCGTCACCACTATAAAAGCCCTGCTGATACATACCTTCGGCATAAATACCCCCGGGAATAATAGGGGCATTCCACTTAGTAAGAAAATCACCTACCTCAAGATCATCTGCTTTCTTACGAGTACCGTCTCTCATCACAAATTCGTGATTAGGGGTGCATTCCAAGTAACGCCCGTCGCTAAGGACAACAAAGTGCAAATTCTTGTTGTACCCTGACACAAAAGGCACTGTTTCAGTAAAGGCAACTCCGTTCCAGACATTTACCTTGTGTCCCATGACATCATCAATGTTCACATACCCCTTGTCCGTAAGAATAGGAGTACCTGCAGGAACACATGGGTTAGTGGCTTCGATCTTCTCGCAATACCACAGGTTGTTCATGTCGTTGATGCGGTCAAGGAAAATCACACCCGGTTCAGCGTAATCCCACGTAGACATCATGATCTTGTTCCAGAGGTCTTCCGGATTAATGGTCTTGTACGGGACATTCTCGAAACGAAGGGTGTAGGGCTTCTTCTGGACAAGGGCTTCCATGAAATCGTCCGTAATGCCAACGGAGATATTGAAGGCCGTAAGGGCATGGGTGTTTTGCTTGGCTTCCACGAACTCGAAGATGTCAGGGTGGGATACCGGAAGGATGCCCATCTGTGCGCCCCTACGATGGCCTGCAGAGCTTACTGTCTTGCAGACGGCATCGAAGATGTGCATGAAGCTGATTGGGCCACTGGCGGCGCTCCCAAGGGTTTTAATAGGGGTTCCACGGGGGCGAATAGACCCGAAGTTATATCC